CAGCATTAAACGAAATCATATTGGCATCAGCCTTAATCAATTCAATCTCTTTCTTAATATTGCCTTCAAGTTCAGTTATCTGCATATCTATTTCACCCTTCATCTGTATCTTCTGCAATTCATATTCCTGTTCCATCTGCAATGTTTGCTGTTCCATTTGTTTCATTTGTTCTTCGTGTTGTCTATTTATTTCATCATATCTCATTATAAGTTTCTTAATACTAGCAATATTATCTCCAGTAATTGCAGCAACTGCCATCTTCATATCACCATTTTGACTGGCATTAAATGCAAATTGCTTTAATTGATTAAGTTTATCTCTTTCATCTATTGAGTTCTTTGCAGCAATAACATAATCTGCATATACATGATTATCGACATTAAGTGATATATATTTTAAATCACCACTTAAATCCCTATAAGATGTGTCAAGACCGTCAATCCATGCTAACTTAGAATAATCCATATCTCTAGCATAATCACGTTCTCTCATCTTATCAACCATATATTCTATAATTACAGAACCCATTGAACCTCTAGCGATTGCTTCTTCAGTTGTAGCTTTACCGGCACTAGTAGCAATTTCACCAAATCTTTGTGGTGTCATATCTACTTGCATATTAGCATCATTTTTAATCTCCATAAGAAGATTAGTAAGCTGGTTAATATACTGACCCATGTCAGCATTAACCATTCTAATCTGCTGTGCTCTAAGCATACCTTGGTCATTTTCATCATCTATATAAAGAACACCATCAGCAATCATTTTATAAATAGTATCTTCAGGAACTTTACCAAGTAATGATTTAGCAAGAATAAGAATATTTAATTTATTCTTTGCTATAACCATTTCTCTATGATATGCTACAATATTATAAAATACTTGATAAGGAAGAATTGTTTCAACAATACTAAATCTTCCTAATCCAGGAAGTAATTCCATAAGACCATTATAAGGTAACTTACCATTTCTTTCATAAGCAATAGCCCTTGCTCCATAAGGATATATTGCCATATTTCTAGTTCCTATTCTAACACATTCATATACTTGAGGTTCATATTCATATTGAATATCTAAATCTCCAGCTTCTGGATTAAGTTTATATGTATCAGGCATTACTCGTTGTGCTACAATACCTGCTTCATTTACATAACTAACTATTGCTTTTCTAGCTTCTCCTCTCCAAACAACATGCCATACATCATATAAATCAGCATTTAAATCTCTAACATAAATTGGTTTATCTTTAAAAAACTTTCTTTCTTCACTACTAAATTTCTTACAAATATCACTATAATCTTTTTCATATTGGTCAAACATTAAAGCTGTAGGAGCATCAGCTCTACCTTTAGAATACCAACTCTCTAAAAATTTAGTATCTTTAGGACTTAGATATTTACTATATTCATCCATTATTTCTTGATATGTCATTCTTCTTCTTTCAGCAAACATATCAAAATCTTCTACAAACATTGAATTGTTTGGAATAGGAAAAGCATCTAAAGGCTGAATATTTCTCTTTATTAACTTTTGTCCTTCAACATCACTATAAGTATAACATTCACCAAATGTACAAAAATCAGCAAATGCTTTAATATATAATAGTGAATCATCTGTAGTATCTCTAATTACATTTAATATATTCTGACCCTGTTCACTTATTTCATCTACATAATTTTCTTCAAATTCCTTTACAAATGCGTCAACATCAAATTGACTTTGAGGGTCAAACTCTTGAGGGTCACCACCTTCTTGAACAAATTGAGCATGCATTTGTTGTATTCTAGCAGCAATTTCATTCTGCAATATTACAGATATTTCAGCTTTTAGTTTAGCATTTTTAGCAAATACTACTTCAGGATTATTTGCGCCTACAGTATATTCATGAGGATTTCTACTATATTCTCCAACATACCTTCTAACAACTCCAGCAATCATATCATAGTTTCTCATAGTTGCCGGAAATCTAGTAAATTTCTCTTTAGTAGTATTATAAGGATTTAATATTTTTCTATAAAACTCATCAGGTATTTCACCATGAGCAACTTTATATAGTTTGATTAATTCTTCTTCGTCTTTAATAGCCTGTCCTTGAGCTATAATCCAATCTGCACATTGAGCAGCCCAAGTAATATCTTTTTTAGAACTAGGTATTCTCTGACGAGGAAAGTCGTATGATTGTCTAAAACCTTGCATAATTCATTAAAACCAATCTCTGTTTAAAATATCATTATCATCTAGGTTTTCTTCATTCAAATCTTTATGAACCTTAAGTGAATCTTCAGCAATAAGATTATATGCTTTCCATTCAATGCCTCTAAGAAGCATCTGAGATACACGGTCAAAGTTACCTAGACTATTCCATTTTTTGAGTTCAATAATAGATTGATAATCATATATTCGATGGAAGTTTCTAATAGGTTTTCCATTTTCATCTTTACCAATCTCTTCATATAAGAACTCTTTGAGTAATCGAACACAATCAAGTTTCCTTGCAGCACCTGATATATTATAACCATAAGTGCTATTATATTTACCTTTAAAGGTAGGGTCCCAAACAAATAGAGGTTCATAACTAAGATATTTAAGAGCTTTCCATTTCTTAAAATTACTAACAGTTTCACCTCTATTTATCTCAACATTAGTTGTTCTAACACAACCATAATACACTGCCAACATATAACAAATTCTATCTGCTTCTTCTAGAGTATCTGGTCTACCATAATATGTAGCTACTAGTTTTTGTTTAAAATTATTAAGAGGATGAGGGTTCATCCATACCGCTATACTATTATGAGAATGTTTATCAGTTATTTCATTTTTAGTTTTATCTACACCTACAGGGTCATAAGTAATACTATATAGTCCTTTAGGTATTTCTCGTCTTTCTCCGTATTCGGTTTTAACTGTGACTTTTTCCGGAGAAAAGAATCTTCTTATACAGCCATGGGGATCTTCACCACTTCTTCTAGGAACACCAAATATATAATCATATACTTTTTTACCTTCAGCTCTAAGTCTTTCATTACTTCTAAATTCTACAATACCTGGAGATACTTCTATTAATTGCCCATCTACATAAAACTTTAGACTATCATCTGTTCTAAGTCTTGTTTCCCATTCATTTAATTCTTCGCTAGTAAATATATTATCACTAGCATTACTAAATGATTCATTTGGAGTATTAGCATATTGTCCTAAATAGTTAATATATTCAGAATAAGTCTTTGCTGTTTCTTTTTTAGCAAGTCTTTCTTTTTTAGCAATTTCTAATCCTACAAGTATATTACTATTTCCATCATCATCTACTCCATAGTTTCCATTTATTTCACCTTGAAGTCCCCAACAATAAGGTTTAAAGAATCCACATACTTCTTGTCTGCAATCTTTATCCCATACATTTTCAAATGGCATAAAATGATATGCACCTGGATTATAAAAGTTTTGTTCAAAAACTTGCATATTGCCACTAGTGGCAGTTCCCCAAGCCATCAATATACCAGTTGTATAAGCACCAGTTCGCATTGCAGGTTCAGTAACTTCCATAAAGGCATCGAAATTATCCATAGTAGATAACTCCTCAACTTTAACAGCTACTGCATCTTTACCAATAGCACAATCTGGATTATTCATTGCAGACACAGATAATAGAGAACTTCTCCAAGACTTATCTGCTTCAACTCCATTAGGTAATTTATAACCTAATCTAAAGTCAGTTTTAACTGTACTAAATATTCCTCTTACAAAAGGTGTAGCTTCCTCATAGAACTTTAAGTCATTTACTGCAAAATCAGTAAGACCACCAGTATTTGTTAGATACTTTTTATCAGCTGCAACATGGATAACTACTTTTCTTGATTGATTATTAACTCTATTAGCACTATCTGCAGCCATCATATAAGAAAAACCACCACGACGAGTTTTGTCAATAATAAGATGAAAACCATTATTTTCAGCAAATTCCATTACATGAAACATCCAAAATTGACTATCAAAAAACTTTGGAAAATCATAGAACTTTTTTGCTGTATTGGTTATACCTTTTTTAATTGTTCTAGTATCAAGCTGTTCTATTCTAATATAATTTAAAAAATTATAATGTGAACCAGTTATTCTAACATTAACTATTCTTCCATCTTCTTTCAATAAACAAGGAGCTGAATATCCATGAACTCGTCTATATTGTTCTCTTCTTCTAAATTGTCTATGTGGAATACTATCAACTTTGTAATTAGTAAATTTACCATTTGCTCTATAATAATCTGCAACTTCATAAAGTAAATGTGTATTAACAAATCTATCTTTAGGATTTATATTTAATAGAAATCCTCCACTATCACCTATCAAAAATAAATCATCATCATCAACATATCCACAATCCTTTGCATGTTTATAATGAGATTTATCTTCATTAATATAATCAAGAAAAGGATAACTTTCCATTATTACTTAAGAATATTAAATAAGAGAGAGATAGTAAAAGCAACACTAAGAGCTATTGCTGTGCCTTTCACAATATTAAATTTTTTATTTAATCTATTATGAAGAAAATCTACTTTTGAAAGCGCACTCTTAGTTTCTTCTACTACTCTCTCTTGTTCATTTATATATTCAGCTTGATTATTAATTACACTATCTTGTGCTTCAGTTATTTTTAACAAATACTTACGCTCAATAAGTTTTTTATTTATTTCACGAACTTCTGCTATTGTTACTGTTATAGTTGTATCAGCGTTTTGAGAACTCCCTGTGGAGGGAAGGTTCATTGACCAACTCTCTAAACAATATAATAGCACTGTCGTTACTAATATAATCAATCTGCGTAACTTCATTTTTCATCATATCTTTATAAACAACTATAGAATTACTATTATTTTCTATTAGTTGTTTTAATGAATCAAGTTTTAATTCTATATCTGCATTAGTATTAACTCTAGTTGATTTATAAGTATCACAAATTAAAGCTACACAAAAGCATATTGCAATACATATAATTACTGTTAATATCTTTTTATCCATCTCTTAGGTCTTTCAATAAAACAAACCAACTATAATTAAACTTACCGTTTTGTGGAACATTTAATGTTTTTTGTGCAAGTTTAATTGCAGCACTTACTCCCATATTAACTGCTGTTTCAAATAACTGATAAGCAATCTTTTCAGACCTCATTTCATCTAAATGAAGAGTATCCCAATATTCTTTTTTATAAATTCTTTCTACTTCTTTGTTTACTATAGTATTATTCTCTAAAAGTTTATTAATTGTTTTTCTTCTACTCATATCAGCAGTTCCGCTGCCTTTAATATTTGCTTTTATTTTGTCTATCTCTTTCCACATTATACTAGATGAATGAAACCTTCTGGCAATACCTTTATAAGTTTCGCCTCCGGCATCGTCTTTATCATTAGCATAACCACCTTCGTATGCTAATACTTTTTTAAGTGCTGAACTAAATGTTGCCATTATAAAACGCTTGTTAAATATTTTTCAATAGCTTCAACTAGTTTAGTTGCTGGACAAGTACCAACAATTTTCCTAGTAAAAGTTTTATCATCACTTTCAAACACTAGAGTTGGTAAACTTCTAACCATATATTTATCAAGAAGTCCATCTTCATCATTCTCTGCATCAATTTCAACAAGTCTTACTACAGGATAATCTTTAAGAACTTCTTTGATTATAGGTTCCATAGTTTTGCAACCTGAACACCAATCTGCACTAAATTTATATAGATTTAACATATTATTCTTGTTATGTCTTTTAATATTAGAAATCTAATTGCAGTTCCTAGTATTGCACCTAGAACATCAGCAATTATATCATTCCAATCAAATTTACCTCCCCAGGAATAATCTTTATATTCTATAGCAATACCAGTAATCATAGATGGAACAAATCCACAAATTAATGCTATAATTACACAAGCACTAAAATGTTTATAATGATTACTATTTATAAACCATTTCCAAATTATATTCATTTCTGTAATCGTCTAAGTAATCCTTGTAAATGCAATGTATTATTATATGTATCTTCAGTTGTTTTAATTGTTATATCTGGGAGTATTCTTCTCTTTAATCTAAGTTCAAGCCAACTTGTTACAAAATAATTATCATAATTAGATTTATAACAGTGTGTAACTCTTACTAGTTTAAATCTTCCTTCGTCTTTAATTACTTCAATCATTCTTCTAATGCTCTTCGAATCCAACCTCTTAAATATTTAATGTTATTACCTTTTGCTGCAATAGCATTATATTGACTTATTTTATTAAGTTTATATTGAGCTTTAAATAACTCAACTCTTAAACTATCATTTTTAATTTCTACATCATTTATTTTATTTTCATAAATTTTATCTTTTACTTTAGATGCATCTTCGTAATAATCTACAATACTATCAAATATTGCAGCATACTTAATGCTATCATCATATCTAATTGCAGCTATTATACTATCCATTCCATCTACTGGTAGATTATAACAAGCTAATGCAGTTGTGTCAGCTATTACATCTTTATCAGCAATAGTATTGTTACAACTAAGTCCGAATAACAACAATGGTACTAACAATAACTTTTTCATCTTAAAACAAATTAAATTCTTTATTAATTGTAGCATTAATAACTTTTCTTCTATCTTTAAGAAGATTTGCTATTTCTTGCTTTAAATATTTCATTTTATGCAATGTTACTTTTTCTACTGGATTATCTTTAATATGATATAAACCATCAGGGAATCGTTTAGGCATTCCGTATTCATTAAGAATAAAATCACTATCTATATGACAAAGCCATAAACCAGCACAAGGAATTCCTAATATACTCTCAACCATCCAAGCATACATAGAAAGTTGAAGATTATAAATAGAACCATTACAATCTTGAAGATTGCTTACAGGTGGAAGAAGTCTAGAGTCTTTAGGACACCAAATATTTGTTTGTTGTGCTGGTTTTTGTTGTTTATCTTTTTTATAATATCCACTTTCAAATTTAAGTCCACCTCTATTAGTTTTCCAATCTCCAATTACAAATTTATCTTCTTTAATACATAAAACATCAATAGTTCCAGAGATTAAATAGTCAATTAAAAATGCTCCTATTTCTGAATAAATCTTATATCCTCTAGAAGTATAAAAATCAAACACTTTATAAACATCTTCATATTTATAATTAGTATGACGCTTAAATTCTTCAATATCTAATTCTTTAACTCTATTATTAATATCAGGAAGATCTGCTACAGTAATCATTTTACCTTCACCTCTTTCCAAGTATCTAATAGCATTTTTAAACATTGAAGAATCCTTAATACCATCTTCTAATCCATTATGTGTTCTAGTACCTCTATCACAAGCTTCATTCTTAATAGAATCCCATTGATTTGCTAACACTTTAGGACTGATTTTAAGTTCTTTTGCTTTCTTCCTTAACCAATAATCATATTCAAATGGTTGTTGATAATCATGAAGAAAAGTAGTAGTACTTAAATATTCATTTCCTAAAGTATCAGTATATTTATGACCATCTTCTCTGAAAATAAGTTGAATGTCATTATATCTGGTATCTCTAAGTTGTAAACTCATAGTATTTCTTCGTCTGCGTCCATTGAACTTAATATTTGTTTACCACCTCTAGCAAGTTGTTCTTCTTCTTCTGCTCTAAGATTTTCATAAGCAACATTAATAGACTTCATAAGATTTGGTAACTCTTTAACATTACTTGAAACATTATTAAGCATTGCTAAATATAGTTGAATATCCTCTTTAGATACAGCATCCTGCAATTTATCATTTAAAAATTGATTAATCTTATTTGCAGCAAGAGTAACAAGATGAACAGACTTACGTAAGGCATCTAAAGCCATGCCAGCCTCAGTTATATTCTGAACATAATATTTATCTATAAGTTTCTTAACTAAAGCATCTGGTTTATAATCTTTATCTAAATCAAAATTATCTATACATAATTTAAGTATTTCTTTATCACTAAGACCTTGTTGATGAGCTGGACTTTTTGGATCACCAAAATAATATATAACTCCACATTCTTTTAGATAATTTCTTTTATCTTTAGACTTATCTCGAAGATATAGTAGAGCTAAATCTTTATCTAATAGTTGTTTAATATCTGGAGGACAAGGCATTCCAGTATTATCAACTGTTAGCATTTTATCTATATTAAGATGATTTGCTGCCATATAAATATTGTAAATGTCTTTCTAATTCTATATCAAACTCAACAGGTTTAACTTCTAATAGAAATCTAAACCAAAGACTAGCATATAGAATTCCAAGTTTAAGTGCATAATGTTCATATTGTTTTTTAAATCTACTTCTATATCTTTTAACTTTTAATTTATCAAAATTTTTATTTCTTTCTTCTTCTTTCCATTTATCAATACTACCACCTACATATTCTTTATATTCTTCTTTAGTCATACTCTTTCTAGCTTGTTTAAAATCACTATAATGTTCGGATATTCTTTTTCTTATCGGATTATATCGGTAATTACCTATTCTCGGAATTTTAATAGTTAGTCCTCGTTTAATTCCTTCAACAGCATCTTTTTCAAGATTCTCAATAATAGATTTGGCTAATAATTTTTCATTTTCATCTTTAAATGCTTCCGAAATAATATCGTCAGTATTTTTAGTTATTATTGAAAAATCACTAGCCAAATCATCATTATAGTCAACTATTGCCATCGTTACAGTAATTGCTGTAATTGCTTTTTATAATTTCCCCGTAGAGGGAATGATTGCAGCAAGATAGCTTTACTTATCTTCTTCTTTTACTAAAAATGGGTCATTACCCATCTTTCTAGTAGCAGTAATGCAACCATGAATAGCATTTACTGGAACAATCTTGAACTCAATAATATAAACATTTTCATTCTTGAATTTAGTTCCAGCAAAAATATCTCTACGAAGAGACTCGTCTGAATCTAAGTATTCTCTAACATTATTGTCAGTAATCATAGTATTAAGATACAAATGGTCACCTCTTTCAAGATCACTGACTGCTATAACTACTCGCTTACCTGCTTCAGCATTAATTTCCTTTGCAACTTCATCACCAATCTTTGCCAGCACCGGAGTAACACTGACTCGAACATTAGCCTTTTTGTTACCACTAGTTGCTAAAAGAAATTGAGCAAGATTAACTTGCTTACAAAGTGCTATAACTGCATAATACTTAGGAAGATTAATATGAGCAGTAATTTCAGCTAAAACTTCTTTAGTAATCTCATCTACAGATGTAGGAAGATTAATTCCGTAACTTAATTTGTCACTTTTTAATGTAATCATACTGTTAATTATTTGAATTATTAATTATCTATTGTCAGTAAGTCTAATGACAATAAATTTTGGTTCAGTGTTGAATTTATCTGAGAAATTATAATTTATATTAATTTTAATATAATCTACTCCACAACTACTAACTACTCTTTTTTCTATAAGACCTTTAATAGCTTTATAATAAGCTCGCATTGTTTTACCATAATTTTCTATTGCTTTATCTATAACGTGAGTAATAAGACTTTGATTTCTTCCAGTTTCTTTTATAAGAGTAAGAAGAACTTTATAAACTTCAGTTTCACTATCATTTAATTTAAGTAGTCTAGCAATAATATCAGCAGTAAGAGTAAGAGTATCACTATCTTCATTTAGAATAGCAAGATTAATAATATCATTACTATCTGCATAAGTAGAAGTTTCTTTATCTAGATAAATTCCACCAGGAATAGCATCGTCAACTTTAATAAGCATATTACTATAATTAACTTGATTAATACTTTCGGTACAAAGATAATGAACTATCTGTTCAATACCAAGAAAAATTATGTTAAAAATTGTAAAAGATGCTTCCTCTTATATAAGGTATTCTTTTATATAATAATATATAAATATATTATTATATAAAAGAATACCTAATTATATTTATATATACTTATATATAAATATATTTATATATTTATATATAAGTATATATAAATATTAATATTAATAATAGTTATAGTAACTAATACTAATAAAGACACGACCACTTTTTTGAGTGATATTGAAGCAAGAGAGCTTACAAGTAAAGCTGGTAATAATAGCAGTATTATTGTTCTAGGTACTTAAATGAAAGTACCCCGTGGTCTTGTTATAGTTTTTGATAATAATTTTAGTAATGCTGAAGTAATTGGAGTTATTAATAGAGATTAAGTTAGAGAAAAGGATTTTGGAAAGAGAGATTTAAAGGTTTTTAATAGCGTGAAGATTATTGAGTTGGAATTGGGGATTTAAGTGGAGATTAAGTGAGATAATGTAGATGAGATTAATGAGTTAGAGTTAGAGGTAAGGGAAATTTGGTCGGAGATTATGAGAGGGGAGTACCAGATGTTCTATCCCCGCCTGCGCTCAATGAAGTCGAATACCCCCGTCAATGAAATGCAGTGGCAAACTCAATTGGTTCTATCCAAATAAATTTTGCAATAATGATTTTATATTGTTGTTGTCTTGATGTTGATGATGACACCGATAGTCATCCATCATGTTCTCCAAGTTGTTTCGGTTCATTTTATTTTGCTATGAAATTTACATCTCGTGATAGAAGGATTAATGGCGTGGTCGCCGACCTTCGTGGTCTTGCTTTTAAAAGCGACGCTCAACTTGACATCAAGGTTAGTGCTAATTATTTGCTTGCTCATCGTGAGCAAATTGCCAACGCAATTCTTGATGTAGTTCCTCCATTTGGTCATACTCTAGTTGTCATCAGAAAGGGTCATGTTTATTCATATCTCTGTACTGGTGCCAATGCTGTTGGAGATGGCGACATTTGGTGGGGAGTTGCTATTTGATATAGAGACCTGAGCAAGTCTTTAAACTGCTCATTTTGTTTCACCTTTAATACTTACTACTATGTTAGAAGAAACCTCTTACTACGGACTTGTTGATAGTGATTTCCTCGATGCTATTGACCCTGTTGATACAAGCATTGCGGAAGCATTATATACTGGAGATGATTGTATTGCCAATTCGACTAATGTTGATAATGCAAACAATCATAGTATTACTCAATCATTAAGCACTCTTAGTGCTGCAAATGATATGTTTTGGCACAACATGAAGGGGGAGTAATCTCCCTTCATTTGTTGTTGATGCTTTTCTCAAGGGTTCTATCAAAATAAACTTTGATGAAAAAGATATTTGCACTGCTTGTGCTCGCACTTATCAGTCTTTGTGCTGGTGCTCGTGTTGAGCATAAAGTAGTAGGCAACAAAATTGTTGCTGTTGAGGTTAAGGCTGATTCATCAGCTAAAGCTCCAACAGCAACAAAGACCCAATACACTTATGTAGATAAGGATGGCAAGACTTATCCTGTTTACAGAGGTGCAAAGGGTGGCTTGTATATATTGCGAGTGTCGAAGAAGACTGGCAAGGAGTACAAGTATTATCTGCCAAAGTCAGTTGCATCGCAGCTGAAATAGGTAGAGTTGCCGAGTTGGGTTCAGACTATTCCCAGCTTCACAGACAAAATAGTGTCAAGCTCAAAGGGCGGCGAGGTGAAGTTCGCCCAGAGTTACACCTTGATTTCTTAATACTCTTATTATGACTATAGTATTTAGAGATTTTACCGTAAAAAAGATTGAAGTAACAACAGGTCCAAGTATTATCCATACTCATTTTAACATAAGTGAAGATGGACAAGAACTAGGTAATGTAACTTCATGTCAAATGGTAGAACTTAATAACATTTGTAAAGGTGTTTACATTTATGATACATATCCTGCCCAATATAAAATTTCATACACATTGTTTGATGCAGTAAAAGACATAATTCAAACAAATGATGTTGCTGTTGTAAATCATGTGTGTGATTTGTTAACTAAAGCAGGATTGCATATGTAATTATTGCAGTGATAGTCGCAATGGCTATCGTTGCAATTATTCCTGCAAGAACTCAAATGGTTCTATCTAAATAAAGTTTGATTATTTTGGTGTTATTTGTGGGTAAGTTTGCTATATAACGCACAGCATAGTGTTTGTTATATTGTTGCTGACAAAATCTCATGTGTTCTATCAAAATAAATTTTGCCTCATAATGCTCATGTTCGTCCTCACCTTGTTGGTTGGGGTTCGCTTCGGTATTTAGAGGTATTACTATAATGGTATAAGGCACAGCCGTTGTAGTAATTATTAATTGTGCCAAAGTTGTTGTCCTTAAAATAAAGATAGATATGGACAAAAAGACAAAACGACTCTTCGCTGATATGTTATTAGAGAAGAACTTGCACGATAAGTGCTTCGAGAACCGATTGCTCTCGATATTATCAGAGTTGAATGAATCAACGCTGTTGTATCTTGCTAACGCAGTAGAAATTCCTTATACTATGGAAAAGATTATGATGTATATTGATGGTAATAAAGTTGAGGCTACTGTTGAGGCTGTTACCCTCCTTGAAGGAACAGTTAATCTAACTTATACTAAACAATATACTCGCTACTTTACTACTGCCGAAGCTGCCGCCAAGTTTATCACCACTGGTAATTATGACTATGAAACTAGTAGGGAGAAAAAGAATGATAACTATAATATCCCTGCATCTATCGACCGTAGTTATAACATCTGTAAAACCTTTGCGGAGCTTTATAACTAAATCATCGCTGATACTATTATCAGCAGACGCTGTAAAACAATTACCTAGACAGGTTTAATTGTTGATAATAGTATTAGTTCCTTTATATGTGCCAACTTCATTTAAGTTGGATAATTCATTTTTATTAACTTCTTAAAATTTCTAGAAATCATGGGAGAAGAAATTGCTACCGCTGGTGTGGTTGTTGATACAACTCCAGCTACTAATGTTCAAGTTACTACAACTGAAGACCCTAATCTGACAAAGAAGACAGTGAAAAACGAGTTCTTCAATATGTCAGTGAACGAGATTTGTCAAGAGGCTGTCAAGAATGGCGGTAAGATTGTCAAAAGCGTTAAAATCGAAGATGCTGTAGTTAGCATTGACGATACAGCCGAGGACAAGCCTGCACAAGTGACTATCAAGTTTGAAGAACCTTGTGTTAAGGCATTTGTTGCCAATGAAGATGGAGTCTTCGAAGAGAAAGTAGTTGACTACATTGTTGTTAGAACATACGCAATTAGCGGTCTGTTTAAGAAAGCTCGCAAGGGCTACTTAGGACGCTACATTGTGCGCAAGCCAACAGCATTAGAACTGCTCTTGCCAGGTGCAGAGGTCGACATCTTGCAGCAGCCACTTGCAGCGAACAAGTGGTACTACAATCCATTTAGCACCAAAGAAACAACAACTGCTCGTCGTTATGCTACCGACCGTATTATTAATAATATTGTCGGTATTGTATTTGATGCTCAAGGCAAGCGTCAAATCGAAAAGATTGAAGACAAGCTGCTCTAATTGCTACACATAATAGCGCTTTAGTCGCTAGAGTATATGCTCTAGCGGCTATTGCCGTTATTGGTCATCTATGTGATTATTCTCGTGTCAAGTAACGTATCTTTATATTGATTTTATACTACCGATAATGCAAATAATACTAGTTTTCTTACTACAACTTTACAAAATTTACTTATTCACTTAAAAATTTTGCGAAATATTTTTGTAGTTCGAAAACTAGTATTATATTTGCATCGTCTAACAAATAAACATTTTAATATTATGTATAACAAGAGAAATTTTAACAGTACTCGTAGAGCATTTAATAGAAGCAAAAATGCTCAAGGTCGTGAAAATGAAAATGGTAGTGCTAAACGCGGTTTGCCCAAAAACATTGCTCCTATTGTTCATGTCCTTAAAACCAATAAGGATATTAGAACATATTGTTCTAAGGTTTTGATTAATCTTCATCGTCATAACGGTGATATTGAAGATGGTCAAAAGGTTTTCGTTGAATTTAATAATGGAGTTTATTCTATTATTAAATACCCTAAAACTGAAGATGGCGTAAAGTCTATGCCAATCAGAAATGACTATCCCTACACAACAAAAGAGTTTTATCTTGCTCTTCAAGCAAGTGCAATGGTTTTGCTGAATGTTATTGTAAATAATTTCGCAAATTATTTCGTAACATATAAGCCTACTTTTGACCTGAAAGATACAAATCTTGACAAGATATTCGAAGGTCAAGTGAAGAAAGTCAGTGATTCTGAAATTGCTTTTCAGAATAACTTACTTTCTGAGGGAGTAGAGGAAGTTGCTCAAGAAACTGAAAATGACAATGCCGAGTGAATACGAAGTCGAAATGTCCAATGAGATTTTCTCAGAGGATATAGATAAAATTGACACAAATTATGATGCAGAAGATGATACAAGAACTTCTCCAGATGATGGAGAAAGATACGGCTATTAATGCCGCAAGAGAATTACGTTGTAAGGATGTTCATCCTGCAGCCAAACTCTGTAATATCCTTAATGGTAATATTGCTAGTGCTATTGAAAGCATTGATAGTATTACAATGCTAAAGGATATTAGTGCTAATCTCAGAGATTTGCATAAGCAGATTACTAATGCAATCGTTAATGTTAACAGCGTTTGTGTGGATAAGATTCGAGAACTTGAAAGTGACAAAAATCGTTTTGAGTCTATGAGTCGTGAAGATATGATTGCTCGTATTAAGGAATTAGAAGCAAAAGAAGCAAATAACTAACTTGCTTCTGCTATCATTCCCTCTACGGGCAGTTCTCAACAAGCTGTAACGGCAATTACGGCAATGGTTGCCGTTACAGTTATTTAGAGTTAAACATTGCTAATTGTTAAACCACATAATATAAATAGAACTATGTGGAATACAATAAAACTTGTACTATTTGGGCTAATCTTTTTTGTCCTTGGTTTTGTTACAGGTAAGATTAATATTGAGCATCGTTATAATTGTCTTAATGATGTTCAGTATGCAAATTATCTTACTATACCTTACAAAGTTAAGTGTATTCAAAGTGGAGAAGAACTCCATGATTGGGCACTTAAAAATGTTCCTGCTTATTATGATTCAATTTGTTCTCAACAATGCGAAGAATATATAAGATATTGTTATTATCATTATTATCTTCCTGATAATCCTGATAGTATTAGTTACGAAGATTACAAAGAAACATTCGACAATTTTTAAAGGTATGGATATTGTAACAATATTTTATATTCTTATTGGTATTGGTGTTGGATATTTTATATTCAATCTTTTGCCAAAAGTAATTAAGGATATTCGTGATGGGGTTACTAAAGACCTCTAATTCGCTCATATTTTGTGTCTGCGCTCGTCTAACTTTAAAATTAATCTACCATACGCGGTACAACTATTCCTCGTTAGAGAGCGCAGATTTTAATTTTTCAAACTTTTATATTATGGCTCAATTAGTATCATTCAATAAAGAAATTATTACAGATATTATTAAAATGTCTGGAGTAAAGGTCAATGAAGATAATGTTTTATTTATCAAGTTCAATGACCAAAAACACAAAACTTACATTGTTACTAAAGCAAATACTGAATCCGGATTTGCCTATAAGGGCGTTATAAATTTCCCCGTAGAGGGAATCATCACCTATAACAAAGGTAACAATAGTATTGTTTTATTTGATAAACAATATCTTGTATGGGACAGAAAAATAAATATACACAAATTCGTTAATGGGTAAACAGAGAAAGGTTATCCCGATTGCTACGGTCTGTGAAGATAGTAGCAATATTAGCCACCATGTTGGAATTGGTAGACAAGACGGACTTAAAATCCGTTGAGCATTTGCTCGTGTGGGTTCAAATCCCACTGGTGGTACTAATTTAGTTTGTAGAAAGTTTCATAGTATTATTCCTATGGTCTGTGAAGATAATAGTAATATTTCTGCCCCAATAGCTCAAAGGATAGAGCAACAGTCTTCTAAACTGTGGGTTGAAGGTTCGAGTCCTTCTTGGGGTACTAATGTGATATTTTCCCTTTTTGCATTCCATGTTACTATTATTGCTTGTGAAAGTAATAATAGTGTTTATGGCAATATCGTCTAAATGGTTAGGACGCCACTCTTTCAAGGTGGAAATTCGGGTTCGATTCCCGATATTGCTACTAGAGATAATTAATCTAAAGTTTAATTTATAAATTTTGTTATTATGGTAGTTACAGTTTGTATTATTAGTGTTGTAGTAGTTCTTCTTGGAATTATTTTATGGTCTGTAAATGAAGTACTTTCAGACGCAATTGATAATCTAAAAGACTTAATTAATGATTATACAGAGTTGACAACCAAAGAGTTTAAAAGACTGGAA